CAATGTTTGTTAGTACTGCTTCTTCGTGCTGAGTAGTTGCATCAGGGATTAGGCTGACTGCTCCAACTGTACCCTGAATTGTGTCAAGCATAGTTAATCCAGTAAATACACGCATTGTTAGAGTCTTTTCGTTCTCGTGTAATGTTGCCCACGACTGAACATCATTTGCAAGTGGAACCTTTTCTGGTAGCCAGAAGTTTGCGGTAAGCCTATTCCAAACCTCAAGGTCTACCTGGTCTTCAATTTTATTCCAGTTAATTGGTCTTGTTATCATTTTGCCTCCTAAAGCATACAGCTTACGCACTCTTCAACATCAGTTCCTTCTAGAGCCAACTGTCGAATGCGAATGTAGTAAATTGTTTTGATACCCTTACTAAAAGCATAAATCTGTGCTTTGTTAATATCACGAGTTGTTGCGGTGTCCTTAAAAAACAGTGTAAGAGAAAGTCCCTGGTCTACGTGTTGCGTTGCAGCAGCGTATGTATCAATGATTTTCTCTGGTCCAATTTCATAGGCATCGGCAAAGTATTCACGGTTATCGTTTGTAAGGAATGGTGCAGGGTAATAAACACGACCAAGTTTTCCTTCCTTACGAATCTCAATCTGAGAAGCGATAGGGTGAATAGATGATGTTGAGTTATTGATATATGAGATTGATCCTGTAGGCGGTACTGCCTGAAGGTTCTGGTTATAGATACCGTGCTTCTTCACAGACCTAGCAAGTGTTTCCCAGTCGTGTTGTGTTGGAATATCAATCTTTGAATCTATAAATAGCTTGGCAATCTTTTTAGTAACTGGCTTCCATTCCTGCTCAATGTATTTTGTAAAGAACTCCCCAGTTGCATACTTTGACTTTTCAAATCCATCGAATGGACTTCCAGTCTCTTTGGCAAGCTTATTAGATGCCTTAAGGACGTGGTACAGAACAGTATAGAAGTAAATATTAGTAAAGTCAATACCCTCTTCAGAGCCATAGTGAATCTGCTCACGACCAAGGTAACCGTGTAGGTTCATCTGTCCTAGACCAATAGCACGAGACTTTTTGTTACCCTCAGCAATTGACATAACAGACTCAATATATGACATATCTGCAACTGCTGTCAATGCACGGATAGAAGTTTCAATAGTCTTTTCAAAGTTCTGACCATCCATAACTGCAGCGATGTTTAGTGAGCCAAGGTTACAAGAAATATCCTTACCAATATTGTCGTAGCTCAAGTCTGCGTTGTACGTTGTTGGTGTGTTTACTTGAAGAATCTCAGAACAAAGGTTAGACATATTGATGCGACCATCAATTGGGTTGGCATCGTTTACTGTGTCTTCGTATACAATGTATGGATACCCTGACTCAAACTGAAGCTCTGCAATACGCTCAAACAAGACACGAGCCTTGATCTTGGTCTTACGAATCTCAGGGTTATCAACCATCTCTTGGTACTTTTCAGTAACTGAGATATCGCTCATAGGCAATCCATAGATACGCTCAACGTCGTATGGTGAGAAGAGGTACATATCTTCGTTAGTCTTAGCAAGGTCAAGAGTTACGTTTGGAATAACAACACCAATACTAAGAGTCTTGATACGCATCTTCTCGTCTGCATTCTCACGCTTGGTATCTAGGAAGTTAAGAATGTCTGGGTGATGTGCGTTTAGGTACACTGCCCCAGCCCCCTGACGAGCACCAAGCTGGTTAGCGTAGGAGAATGAGTCTTCGAGAAGCTTCATTACTGGAATGACCCCAGAAGACTGGTTCTCAATCTTTTTGATCGGAGCACCTGCTTCACGAAGGTTTGTGAGGTTTAGTGCTACACCACCACCACGCTTTGATAGCTGGAGTGAGGAGTTAATTGCACGAGCAATTGATTCCATATTATCCTCAATACGGAGTAGGAAGCAAGAAACAAACTCTCCCCTCTGTTTCTTAGCAGCATTGAGAAATGTTGGTGTAGCAGGTTGGAAACGCCCAGAGATGATCTCGCTAACTAAAGATGTCGCAAGAACCCTGTCTCCCTGTGCAAGCATTAAAGCAGTCATACATACACGATCCTCAAATCGTTCTAGATAGCGTGAGCCATCAAACGTCTTGAGTGCATAGGAAGTGTAGAACTTGTATGCCCCCAGGAATGTTGGAAAGCGAAACTTCTGTGCGTATGCTTGTTGGAATGCTGACTTAATAAATGGAAAATCATATAAGTCCAAGACTGCTTTATCATAATATTCATTTTCAACTAAATAATCTAGTTTCTCTTCAAGGCTGTGGAAGAAAACAGTATTCTGGTTGACGTGATCAAGGAAGTAAGCCTTTGCTGCCTCCTTGTCTTTATTAAACTGAATCTGACCATTCTCGTCATAAAGATTCAGCATTGCATTTAGTTCGTGGTAACTGTAGTTACTTATCATCTAGCATCGCCAGCCTTTCATTAATTGTATTTACATCTTCTTCTGTGCCGAATATTTCTACCCTGCCTATAATTGGTACGCCTGTCTTAGCTGCAATCATTTCTGCAGCCTTGCAGTAGTGTTCTCCAAAGTTTGTGTTTCCTAATCCAACAACGCCAATAATTTTATCTCTGTTGCTTGCTACGTTGAGAAAGGAACGGACTTGCTTTGGAATAGCGTGTCCTTCATTTCCACCACCATAAGTTGGAACAAATAATACAAACTTATTCTGCACCAGTATGGGGTCATTAGAATCACTTATCGGAATTCTAATTGAATTTAAATCTAATTTATCTACAAATCTTTTGGTGTTTCCAGAATAGTTAGAAAAATAAACAATGTCAAAGCTCACGTCTTGCCCCTAAATTAAATTGAACTGATCAAGATAGCCCTTGACATCATTTGGTATGGATTTATATTCTATCACATCTTTAGGACGATCCGCAATAGCATTCTTTGGTTTTTGTTTAAACGTATGAATCTCTACCTCAAGGTTAAGGTCTTTTGGTGTGTGTGAGATAGCACCAAAGACAGCTCCACACACAGCGTCTGCAAGGTCTTTAGATTTCTTGCGAGGATGGTCAACCCTATTGTTTCTCATAATTTTAAGCTCTGTTAATTCTTCAAATAAAAGGTCAATGGATGGCATAGCAAGACGCTCTTCATAAATAAGCATTGCCATATCTTCATAGTGCTTCTTGGCAACTGAAACAGTTTCTGTTCTAATGCCAACTTGTTTAAGTTCATTCTGGATATCAAATGATTGCCAGCGGTCAAAGCTTACCATACCCAGATTAAATCCTAGACGACGAAGGTTTTGAATCCACTGCTTGACTTCTGAAAGGTTAACTGGACCTTCTACCTTTGGCTCCCACCACGCTACAGCATCTACTACAACTACTGGTGCTACTTGCTGGTAATCTTTAATCACTTGAATATTTACCCACTTATCTACGTGAGCAATTGCCACAGCACACTTGTCGTGACGTTGTGCGAGGTCGGCGTGGACGTAATAAATCTTATCTGGATCTGGCACAAATGTCTCGTCAAAACGACGATTGTTGTCTAGCGGATTACGAAGTGTCATTGCACTTTGAACTTTCTCAATCTGCTTAAAAAATGCATCTGAGCTATAGGTAGGTACACAGGCAAATCGCATCATAGCGTCTCCAAGGTCCGTATAGAATGCTAATTTAAAGTCGTCAACCTTACGAGTAGGATTTACTACCCACGTTGGTCTCTTTACTGCAAACATACCAGGATATTTATAGTTAATGATTGTATCTTCATCCCACGAAATTTCTAGAGTGTTTCCATCTGCATCTTCTGGAAGGTCTGGATTCATAATAAACTTATGAGTCTTTGTAATAATTTCTTTATCCATAATCACATCATCATATCGTTGTGAGATAAAGTCTCCAGGATAGCGAGGGAATGATAGGAGTGCTACCTTTCCTAGGTCTGGGAAACGAGAGTCTACAGAGGCACGGAAGGCTTTGTAGATGTTGTCTGCAGTCTTGCCCTGGTCGTTACCAGTATTTGTTTCTTGTGCAAAACCAGAGATTTCATCAAGTACAGCAAGGATAAGGTTTAGACCCTCGTGAGAT